GACTGCCTACAACCTCTTTGTGAAGGAGCAAATGCCTCTGATCAAGGAGGAGTTCCCCGAACTCTCTCGTCAGGACTTGATGAGGAAGGTTGGAGAGGCGTGGAAGGCTAGTAAGGAGTAAAAAATCAAAAAAACAAAATAAAAAGGTGATAAAACTCACTTTTTTATTCTTAAAAAAAATTGATTTTTATATTTATAAAGAATATATTATACAAAATGAATATTTACAACAATTTACCCGAAGATTTACAATATAAAATTACATCACATTGTATATTTTCTGAAAATAAAAATAAATTACTAAAAGATATTATTCAATATAAAAAACAAAAAGAAGAAATATATGATCTATATTCCAAAAATGGTTTCATTTATAATTTAGATTTTACAGACGATAATAATATATATGCCTGGGTTGAAAATGATCTAATGGCATATTATAATGATAATAAAGCTTATATGGATATAATTACTGATAATAACAAAAATAAAATGTCAAGACAATTGATATATAATATAAAAAAAAATATTGAAGAAAAAAATGCAATATATAATTATCATTTAAATAATAATATAAATATTGTTGGTAAAATAAATAGATATATTGCTAATTTAACAATTGACGAAAGAATCGATTTTATTGAAAATCACGAAAAATCAATTAATGTGTATTAACTAATTTACTAAATTTATCAACTTTAATAATTTCATTTTTTAGTTTTTCAGCTTCTTTAATTACTAAGTTATCCTCATAAGATATAACTTTATTATCACTTATTTTTTTTATATAGTCTGCCTTACTACATAATGGTAATCCTCTCATTATTTGATTTAAACGATCGTCAACATCATTGGATATATAGACATTTTCTGTTAATAAATCTCTTACTTCAGTATTTTTTGTAATTAAATTAGATATCTTTGTTGTTAGAACATCATTATGAGTATAATAATCTTTGCCAAATGGATAGGTACAATATCTAATTATTTTACCAACTAATGGTAAAGGTATATTATTTGACAATTCGTGTAATGCATTTTGAATGTTAATGAAATGTTCATTCATACAACCATCTAAAATTATATCTAGATCTTTAATATGTTTGTTTTTTTCATAATACCATAAACAAGCATATGCCATATAAATATTAGACAACATATCAGCATATCTACCAGATATATATTCCGCAGTTTTAATTTTACCACCCATTAGTAATATCATATTAGTAGATAAAGCAAAATTTGAAACAACACGATCTAAATGTTTTTGATAATAATCTATTTTATTATCTTTTTTTGTTTTAAATTTAACGCTCATAGAATTATAAACTGAATTTACAAAATTAGTTTTAGTATGATTAATTAATTTTACTAAATATTTATGGAAATTATCTAAGTCATTTTTATCTTGAATTGTTTTAATTAAATTAAGTAAATAAGGGTGTGATCTATTTAATCCCTGTCCAAATATTATTAATGATCTTGTTAATGTATTTGAACCTTCTACTGTAATTGCAATAGGTATTGCTGTATATGATGATGCTAAGAAATTCATTGGACCTTTGCATATTGCAGCACCGCCTAATATGTCCATACCATTATTAATACTAACTCTACCGTATTCAGTACATTGATATTTCATTATAGCAGATAATACAGGTGGTTTTTCTTTATTTGCTAATATAGAATTAAATAACATTTGTGCAGCAACTAGTTGATAATTTTTTTTAGCAATAACTGCTAATTTTTCCTTAACACCTTCCATTTCAGCAATTGGTATGTTAAATTGTTTTCTAATGCGTGCATAACCACCTACACCAAAAGTTGATAGTTTTGAAGTAGCAACTGCTAATGCAGGTAATGATATGCCTCTACCTTCACCAAGTGATTCCATTAACATATTCCATCCAAAACCACACTTTTCTTCACCTCCAATAACAGATGACATTGGAATAAATACAGATTCGCCAACTATTGTACCATTCATAAAACCTACATTAAGAGGATTATGTCTTTCTCCAATAGAAATACCATTTGTATTATATGGAAATATATTGTTTTTTTCTTTAGGTATTAATGCTAAAGTAATGCCTTCTTTTCCTTTTGTTAATAAATTATCAGGATCTTTTAACTTAAATGCTAGACCAATTAATGTTGCTATAGGTGCAAGTGTTATATATCTTTTAGAAAAAGAAACTCTAATACCTAATACGTCATTTTCTTTAACAACTACACCAACATCAAACATTGATGCTGCATCTGAACCAGAATGTTCAGTTGTTAAACCAAAACAAGGTACATCTATACCATTTGCTAATCTTGGTAAATAATAGTCTTTTTGTTCTTTAGTTCCATAATGATATAATAATTCACCAGGACCTAATGAATTTGGTACCATAACAGATACTGCCGCTGCTCCATTTCTTGTAGCAATTTTTTCAACAACTTTAGCGTGTGCGTGAGCACTAAATTCTAAACCACCATATTGTTTTGATATTACTAAACCCATAAATTTATTTGATCTAATATAGTTCCAATTTTCATTTGATAAATTTTGATTTTCTTCTATTTTATGATTATCTAACATTGAACATAAATTATTAGTTTCAGTTTCAATAAATTTTTTTTCACTATTATTTAATTTAATATCATAATTTTTAACTAAATCAGTTGTTTTTAATTTACCCTCAAAAATTTTGCCTTCAATAGAAACTGATCCAGAATTTAAAGCAGCCGCTTCTGTTTCTGATATTTTTGGCATTATTTTTTTTGCATAATTATAAATATGCGGTGTTATAAATCTTTTCATTTATTTATTTATATTATTAACCTTATATAAAAAAATGAATATTAATTTTATTAATAAAATAAAATGAAATCATTTTTACTATTATTTATAATTATTTTATCATCAAATGCTTTTAAATTTAATTATAATTTTAAATTGTCTCGTTCTCTTAATTGTAATTATTTAAGTCCTAACGAATATAATTGGAATGATATATTTAGATATAATAAAAATAATAACTATAAAGGAATATTATGTATTTGGAAAACAAATAACTGGACTAATTATCAAAATAATGCAAATAAGATTTTTAAAACTTTGAATAAATATAGATATACAAATAATGAAAATATTGTAAATAAAAAATTATATCTTAAAAATGAAAAACTTTTATTTTATAAAACTACAATTTTTGATAAATATAATAACACTCATTTACATTTAAATCATAATGAATTTAGAATTAATTTAAATGTGCCAGAAAAAAATAACACAAAATTGTTATATGATATTAATATTAATCACCCTTACAATAATGATAGTTTATTTAATTTAAAATTACTATATTTTTCCGAAAATAAAACACTGAGACAAATTTCTTTAGAAAGAATGGATAAATATGATGATTTTTATTGGAATAAAAATGATATTGCAATTAATCATAAAGAAACATTTAATACGAGTGCTTATCTATTTGGTAGAAATTATAATATTAAATATCCTTTAAAATATACTAAATATAAAAATAAATTAACTTTATTTAATATTAAATACCCTTATTTATATGATTATTTTAGAAATTATAATGATTTTAATTTATATAATAATATTTTACTAAATTTACCAGATAATATTAAAGTATATATTCCTAAAAAAATTAATTTTGAAGAATATTACAAAATTTCAATTATATGGCAATTTAAAAATGAATTTAAATATAATATATTTGATATTAATTATAATAAAACAAACTATAATTTTAATTTATTCAATTATATTTAAATTATTTACTTAATTTAGAATAGAAAATGGTTAATATAATTAACATTAAAAAAACTAAAGAGAAAACTAAAGAGAAAACTAAAGATAAAACTAAAGAGAAAGGTAAAGAAAAACGAAAAAAAACTAAAATGAAAAAAGGAGGAGATGATCCAGTACAACCAGTTCAAGGACAACCAGTACAAGTGGTACAACCAGTACAAGGACAACCAGATCAAGTTTTCCAACCAGTACAAGGACAACCAGTTCAAGGACAACCAGTTCAAGCTGTACAACCAGTACAAGTTGTACAACCAGTTCAAGGACAACCAGTGCAAGGACAACTGGTACAACAAGAAGGACAACTTATACAAAATAATAAAAATAACAAGAAAGCCAAATATACACTTGATACTAAAATTGAAGGATATGGAGATTCTAATTATTTAGTTGTTAATTTAAAAAATACACAAAGTATTTTGACATCACCTGGTGTATTGATTTATATGATGGGTGATATACAAAAAGGTGAAGTTAAATTTGATGGAATTGGAAAAGCGTTATGGAGAGGTTTAGGTGGTGAAGATTTATTAATTACAAAATATTCATCTGGTATAAATGGTGGTTCTATTGGTCTTAGCACAAGTTTATCTGGAACAATTATTAAAATTAAATTAAATGCAGAAGAAGAATATTATACTTCTAGAAATACTTTTTTATGTGGAACTGATAATATAACAATATCTTCTAAATTTATAGCTAAAAATTTATTTGGTATAGGTACAAGTGAAGGGTTCATTTTACCATTGATTAAATCTAATAATACAAATGGTGAAGTATGGTTATCTGCTTATGGTGCTATTAAAGAAATAGATTTAAAACCAGGTGAAACTATAATTGTAGATAATGGTAGTTTTTTAGCTGCACCTAATGATCTAGATTATACTTTAGAATCTTTAGGTAAAGGAGTTACAGGAACTTTATTGGGAGGAGAAGGTTTTGGTATGAGATTTGTAGGATCCGGAACAAAAAGTAAAAAACTATATATACAAACTAAAAATTACAATCATTTTATAAATGAAGTAAGAAGTCTTACAATGAATACTAGCAGTTCCGCAACTAAAGTTGACACCGCAGTAAATGCTGCTTCTGGTATTGGAAATTTCTTTTTTGGAAATAGTAATGAAGAATCATAATAAACTTTTAATTTTATTGATATTTAAAACCACCTTATTTACATCTGTTTTTTTTTTATTAAGTTGAAATATACTATCATTTGCGTAAAATAATATTTTGTCTTTTTTTTTAGTTAAAATTTTGTTAACTAGATCTTCTGATTGAATAAATTCATATTTATCTAAAATATCTGTACTGTCCTTATTAACATCAAATTCATAAATAATATGTGTAAAAATAATTTTGTATTTAATACTATCTTTTGTTCTTTTTAAACTATTTGCAATTTCTTCAATTAAACTTTCCGTTATACATTTATTATTTTTGATTTTTTTATCAAGAAATTTAATATCATCGGGAGACCATATTTTGTTATGATTATCCGGAAACATTTTATAAAAATATATAAAATAATAAAATCATTTTTTATTAAATGAATAAAAGAAATTTACATATAATTACTCCAATTAAAAATCACGATGATAAAAATTTATATATTTGTTCTAAATGTAGAAAAAATAAACTAGGAACATTTGATTGTGATAATAATAAAACAATTAGTTGGTCAGATATTGAAGTTGGTAAATGTTATTGTTCAAATAATTAATTTTTTCTTTTATTTTTTCTTTTATTTTTTCTTTTTCTACCTCCAACTAGTTGCAATTTATCTAATAAAGTATTTGCTAAAGCACAATCGCCTTCGGCATCTACTTGTCTTCCACAATTTTCAACTTGTAATTCACCTGCTTTTTCTTGAATTTGTCTAACTAAATCTGCATTAAGTCCACTACCATCAAAATTTCTACATACACTTGCTGCAACTGCTGTATCAGTTTGTGAAGAACCTCCTTTCATTTTAGTTTTTTTAGCCATTTTTGCATTTTTTAATTTTTTGTATTTACTAACTTGCATAAATTTATTTTTATACTTTAGATATTGTTTTTTTGTTTTATCGCTTAAATATATGTTTCTTTTTTTACCATTTATAATTTTTTTACATAAAAATTTATATTTTGTCATTTTATCTAATATAATTTAAGAAAAATAATTAATTAACAGGAAATATTGTGCATTTGTGGAATATATTGTTGATAATACCATAGTTGTTGTTGTCTTAGATTATCAGATGGAGGTGTAATAACTGGTGGTACAACTTCTCCAACTTTTTGTGCAGGGATATAATATGGCATAGCAGGATACATTTGTGTTTGAGAATTATTTGTATGAGAAGTATGACTTTGGGATTGGATAGTATTGGCAATATTATTAGCAGTATTATAATAGGCGGTATAAAGTGGATAATTTTCTACAGATGGATCACTGTTATAAATAGGTTTAATATAATAAGATGGCCAAGATGAACCATTTTCAAAAAATGGTGTAAGAACAAGATTGGGTAGTTTATAAGTGGAATCAGTATTAGTATTTTCTTTAGTATCAGTCATTATTTATATTATAATATTAATTAATTTTTATATCTTTTTATTTTATAGATAAAAAGAAATAGTAGTTATGGCTTCTCATGATCTCAGGGGCCAGCGGGCAAGAAGAGATAGCGCAGGACTGAGTGTTCAATTACCATCACCAGGATTTAATGATATGTTGCCTAACTCTCTGCAGAAAGAGGCAACAGTAGTGGATTATCGTATAAATAGTGAAGATAAAATTGATGTACAATATGCATTATCTCCTAAAAGAACTACAGAAGCAGCTGCGACGTCTCCAAGAGCACAACCCGAGATAACATATCCTGAAATCACAATACAAGAAAAACAAATAATAGATGATGTTGGTTATGATGATGAATCGCAAGGAGATGAACAAACCCCAGCACCTGGCCAAACAATAAAAATTAAGCAAGTTAACAATACTTCTAATTCACCCATCCCTTCTCCCAGCGAATCGGGAAAACAGGAGGGGACAATACCAGAGGACGTGATGCGACAATTGCTAAATGAAGAGAGAGTGTGGGACGATGATTTACATAGAAAATATAATGATGATGAGCATATAAAATACTTAATGAATTTATTAAATAAACAATACGAAGAATGGAAAAAATCACGCGAAGGACAAGGATACTTCAGTAGGGATAGTTATAATACGTTTAATAAATTATTCCAAGCAATTGTTGTAAATTTTAGAGCATATTTTAAATTACCATATACAAAAATGTTAGAAAATATGTTAAATTTATTTATACAATTTAATAAAGATTATGGAATTGACATTCACGATATTATTTTTAAACAAGAAGGCGACGAAGATGTGCAAACTATACGAATATTACAAGAATTTGTAGTTAATATATTATTTCAAACAGAAGAAGGCCGTGAAGCCCGAATTCAGAAATGGAAAGAGAGGCAAGGGAGAGGGGGTGTGGGACATAATGGAGGAAGAAAAAAAATAACTGTCAAATGCAAACGCAAAAAGAGTGGGGGTGGGTCGTTTGATGAAATACGTAATAAATATATAAGCTATGCAGAAAATCTTCTTAATGCAATTAATATAATGTTTTCTTATATTGCTTCTAATAAAATGAACAAAGACCGTTATGAACAATTAAAAAAGCAACTAGTTTATTTTTTGTGCTTAATGTTATTAGATCATTTAACCGTGGTTGAAGATGTAGAACATTCTACTAATGTTTATGGTTTTAAAGTAATAGATGAATTAGTAATAAGAGCAAATACCTTAGGAAGAAAGAGAGGAAGAGAGGGAGAGATAAAGGCACTAAAGACACTAAAGCAAAAAAAGGCAGATAAAATTTATGATTTTATAAAAGATAAATTATTACCGTTATGGGAACAAATCGCAGAATTATCAACAGTTCAACCTCACGTTGCCTGGCCTAAGGAAATAAATATTTTAGATACTTTTACACCATTATTTAAAGAAATAAACGAAACCTTAGTAGATAATTTACTTGAATATTTTGCCGGTAAATTTACTCGGGAAGATATTTTTAAAATATTAGAATGTGTATACAATTTTATATATGTAAATAGTGATTCAAATGGTAATATTACAAATAGACTTATTAGATATATGATTATTTTTGCTCTTTTAATATTTACTTGTGTGAAAGACACAGGAACTTATAATAAACAAAATACTTTACAAATAATTACAAATTTTAATCAAAATTTTATACCACAACAACGTCCTGGGGGGGGTTTAAGAACTGGCGGTAAACTTTCTAAAAAACGTAATAGTATAAAAGATTTAGAACAAGAAGTAAAGAAATTAAATAAAAAAGCATTAAGTTTATTTAAAAAGAAAGAATTAGTTAAAGAAAAAATCAAAAAAATAGATACTAAATTAAAAGAATTAGATAAAAAACGAAAGGAACTAGGTAAACAATATAAAAAAAATAAAACTAAAACATTAAAAAATCAAATTGATAAGATTATTAAATCTATTGAAAAAGAAAAAATTAATAAAGTTAATAAAAAAAAGGAAATGAAAAAAATATCAGATGAATATAAATCAAAAAATAAAGAATTAAAAAATAAAGATAATGCTTTAAAAAAAAAATTAAAGAAAAAAGGTGGTACGTGCCCTTGTTCATTAAAAAAAAAATGATATAAATATAATTTGTAATTATTATTATAGACAAATAAGTTCCCAAATATGCAAAATAATCAAGTTCAAAATTTAACTCTAAATGATATTATTAGTGAAACATTTCAAAATTATAAAACTGATGATGAATATTCCAAAACATTAATTAGTGTACTAAAAAATTATAATCTTTGGCCTGCTCTTCAAGTAAAAAAGTTTAAAGGTCAAAAAAATCTTGTTTTACTACATAACACATATTTAAGAGAAGATATCAATGAATTTAAAAATTTATACGAGGAATGTCGTAGTGTTATTCTAGATTTTGAGGGAAATGAAAAAGTTGTAGTTTCTTATGCAAATAGTATTCCTGTAAGAATGAATATTAATGATTATAATAATGAAGTAAAAGATAATGATGTTTACAGAGAAGCATATGATGGAACAACAATTACCTGTTATTATTATAATAATAAGTGGCATTTTGGTACAACTAGTTGTCCAGATGTAAATAGTTCTTGGTTTTCTCATCCGACAAAAACACACGGTGTAATGCTCGATGAAGTACTAAATAAACTATTTAGCAAACTTGATAATAATCAAGTAGTAAATGGTAGAGAAAGACTTACAGAACATTTAGATAAAAATAATACTTATATATTTGTACTAGTACATTCTGAAAATAAACACATTATTGATTATACTGGTGTACTAGGTGAAAATTATGGAGAAATTATTCATATTGATTCCAAAAATATTCATACAAATGAAGATGTAAGTATTGAAAATAAACCACTAAGTCATCTTAATGTAATTTATCCAAGAGAATTTTCAAATAATCAAGAAGCATATAATTATGTAATGAATCCTGAAAATAATAGTTATGGATATATTGTGAAAAGATATATTAACAATAAATATTATCTGGCTAAAATTTCTTCAGATGTAGTTTCATATAGAGAAGAAACAGATCCTTGTCATCCAAATCCTTGGTATAATATTTTAGCAACCTATATGAAAAATAAGCAGGATTATCATATTAATAATTATATTAATGATTATAAACCAAATATTGAAAAAATTACAGATAATAATGGAAAGGATATCGATCCAACATATCTAATTCATACATCTATTTGTACAATCAAAGATATTATTTATAAATTATATATGGCAACAACAACATATAATCCAAAAAGAAATATTTTTAAGATGAATAAAGAACTTGATAAACAACTTGCACCAATTCTAAGATTTCATTTAGCAAAACTTAGAAAAAGACAAATTACAATTTATACAAGTATGATTACTGCAAGAGATGTATATTATTATTTATGTCATTGTTTAAGACCAAATGATATCAAACAAATTATTCAATTACTAACAACATCAAGTGGATTTGAAATTTCAGAAAGATCTATGTTATGTCTAGTAATTCTTAATAGACTATTAAATTAGATTAAATAAATTATGCCACTTATTTTTTAAAATAGAAATATTATTACTATTTGTGTTATTAAAAAAAGATTTTCTATGTATTCTATGATAACATAATATTTTATCTATATTATAAAATTTTTTGTTTTCAAATTTAAGTCTCAGCCATAAATCGTAATCTTCTAACTGTATATTATCATCTTCAGTCCAATAAGCATAAATTTTTTTTAATAAAACAGAAGAATTTATTATAGGATTATAATCTAAAAAATTATGATTTGTTATATCTCCATAAGGAATAGTAGGGACATAATTTTCAATATCACCAAAATATGAACAAGATGTACCAATTACATCATAATTTTCAAGATATTTTATCTGTAATTCCAATTTATTATTAATCCATTTATCATCTACGTCAATTAATGCAATATAATCATATTTAGCTTTTTTAACCATATTATTAAGAGTTTTTGACTTTGATTTGAAATCAAAATCAAAAATTACAATGTCATAATTATTATTTTTATATTTTAATTTTAAACTATTAACAATATTATTAACATTATTAAAAAAATCAGTGTCATTATAATGCCCATTAATACCAATTATAATTTCATAATTTGTATATGTTTGTAAAAAAATAGATTCCAAAGATTCATTTAGAAATTCAATGCCATTATATAAAGGCAATAAAATAGATATATAACTCATAAATTATAATTATAATTATTGTTTATATTTTTTTCATAATAACATATCGGTTAAAGAATGAGAATTTTTTTTGTACAGGATTAGCATCTAATTCTATAATATCTTTTTCAATTCTTGTTAAAGTATCACTATCTTTCTCTAAATCAATATTTTCTTTATAACTATTGAAATCAGTTTCAAATGTATTTGTTTCAATTAATTCTAAATTAAATTCTTTTGCTTTATTGATTAATAATTCTAAGTCTACTAAGAATTCTGGAATTACTCTTTGTGTATTTTCAATAAATACACCAATTTGTTTTCCATATTTGTCTAAATTTTCTTTTTCAAATCTTCTTATAATTGCCCAAGTATTTACTTCAGTATTGTCATCCATTATTCTTGTTCCTTTAATAATATCACCACCATTGCTATTTAATTCATTTAGTACAATTGTTCCATCCATAAATGTTGCGAAAAATATACCATCTTTTTTAAGGTTAGTTGATACATTACTAAAGAATCCATTTAATTTTTCTTCTGTTTGAAAGAAATAGTGAATAGCAAATTGACAACTACATACTGAAAATTTGTTAGCACCTTTACCAGCAATATGCCTTAAATGATGTTGATTATTATAATTTCTATTCATAATTATTTTTAATATATTTTCACTTTCTTCATCTCCAGCAACTTTAGCTGCTTCACCCGTATTAATAGGTACTGAACAGTCGCCAACTGCAAATACCATATCGGGAAAATATGCTTTATCACTAGAACTAATTCTTTTATATTGATTTTTTCTTTTAAGCATACGAGAATAACCACCACTTCTAGGATTATAAATATTTTGTTTAACTAAATCAATAGATAATATAAAGGAATATTGGTAATCTAACCATCTATTCATATCACCACCTTCTCCACCACATAATTCTAATAGCGAATTTCTATCTTTACTAAATTCATATAATTTCTTTTTAATACATTGATTATGGAAATTTAACATATTAATTGATAGTAAAGATTCCCTTGGTATATTTCTACTATAATAAACATCACCCGATTCTAAAATTCTTTCAACATTACTATCTAATAAATTATTATGATTAATTGTTTGATTTCCCATTATCATTGAATAAGTTACAGAATTATGAATAGAACGCCATACATTAATTGCAGTGTTTAAATCATTCATTGTTTTACTAATTTCACCTTTGCGATATAATCTAGTTTTATCATCGCGAACACGTAAAGGATTCCATCTATGTGAAATATATACCTTATCATTATTATCATAACTAAATTCAACAATACTATTATCTTCAATATTATCATTATCACTAGTTTTAATATTACCATTTCTGTCAATTTTAACGTATGCAATTTCTACACCACTTGCATAATATATATTTGGTTTAAATAATGTAGGTTTATATGATGTGTAATTCTTTTTTTGTTCTTTTGAATATTTATGATCATATCTTAGACGCAAACCTTTATAAGGACCAATATCTTCCCATTGATTAGAATTATAACCTACGTATAATTTAATTTCTCTATATTTTTGACCATTTTCATTAAATACTTTACCAAATTTTACTAAAAAGTCTATAGTATTTTGATCAGGGGGTTTCCATTTAAATAATCTATCCCATCTAACATTATCAGTTAAAGGCATTGGTTTATTGCTATAATATGAATAAAGTGCTAATTTACTAGGTGTAAATATTAATCCATCAATTTCGTAAGGATATGATTTATGATTTGATAAAATCTGATTACAATATGATAATATAGAAGATTTATCATCATTATAATAAAACTTTTTAACTATAAATTCTATAGTTGATTTTGATGAATCAATATAATTGCTAGCAAATTTAAGATAGTTATATCGTGAATTTTTTTTATCACTATCTTCAATTAATGGTAAATTAGTAATATTTTTACCTTTTATATAATACATATCAAATGCTGCAAATAAGTTTTTCGAAGAATCATCTGTTCTTTTATTACAAGAAACATATTCTCCATCAATTAAACTATTATATAAATTAGATTGTGATATTAATCCGGTATCAATAATGTTATAAGTATTATTTATTAAATAAATATTACCTTTATCATTTACATACATTAATAGTCTTTCACCATCTGCTTTTTCAGTGACAGTATATCCACTTAAAATACTAACAACGCCAAATTCTTTAGGATCAATCAAATTATTTTTTTCTAATGTAATTGGTTTTGGAGTTAAAAGTGGTACAAAATCTTTTTTATTATAACTATTTATTTTAATATCATCTTTAACTAGTTTATGATATTCTTGTAATATCAGATTTTGTTCATTTTTAAGTAAAATATTTGGATATAAAGTAATATATTTTAACATATTGATAATCGATTGTAATATATTAATAGCATCTATATTATTATTAACTAAAACTTCAAATTCATAAATTTGTGATTCTTTAATAATATTAGATTCTTTTAATGAACTAAATAGATCATTCTCTTTATTTTTTTTTACTAATTTAACAATATATTCAATATTATTAATCTCATCTACATATTTAATTTTTTTAGAAATAATATATTTTTTTCTAGAAATATCCCAGTTATCTGGTTTAATATTAAATGTTTTATTTTCAACTAAACTTAAGTTAAGTGAATAATCAAATAAATTATTAATTTCATTATTTATTATAGATTTTTTTTTAGACCAATAAAATTTTTTAATGCTTTGATAATTTTCGGAATTACAATATAATGCGATATTGGACATATTAGTTATATTTAAAATATCATCATTATCACTAATAATTTCTAAAACTTCTTCTTCTATAACTTCTTTTAACTTTTTATTATTTGAATTTGCTATTATAAAATTATTAAATTCAATATCAGACCAATTTAATCCATTATTATTAAAACTAATAATTAATTTATTATCATCCACATCTAATAAATCAATTGAGTTATTAATAACTGTAAGTAATTCTGAGTCCTTTGAAAATTCCATAATTATATAAGTTCTCTATTTATTAGATACATAATTCATTTAAAAGAATAAATCATTTTTTTTATTATGGACAATTTAAATTTACTTGTAACAGGAGGTTGTGGTTTTATTGGTTCTAATTTTTGTAATAATTTTTTTAATATAGTTAATAAATTAATTATAATTGATAAATTAACTTATGCCGGTAATATGAATAATATTAAAAATATTATTGATAGTAATAATGTTATTTTTATAAATGAAGATATTAATAATGTTAATTTTGAAAAAATTTATGATATGTATAATATAAATTATATTATTAATTTTGCAGCGGAAACTCACGTAGATAATTCTTATAATAATTTTAATTTATTTTTTAATAATAATGTTCTTACAGTTGAAAAAATATTAAATTCTTTATTAAATAGAGAAAAAAATATAAAATTTTTACATTTTTCAACTGATGAAGTATATGGTCCATCAGAAAATAACGCACCTTTTTTTGAAACATCAAATTTTAATCCAACAAATCCTTATTCAGCCTCAAAAGCCGCTGCAGAATTAGTTATAAATACATATAAATATTCATATAATTTACCAATTATTATAATTAGATGTAATAATGTATATGGTTTAAATCAGTATCCAGAAAAGGTTATACCAAATTTTATATTAAATGCCTTAAATAATAAAGATTTAAATATTCATGGCGATGGAAGCAAAACAAGAGATTTTATATATATAGATGATGTGATATCTGCATTAAAAATTATTATTGAAAAAGGAGAAGTAAATGAAATATATAATATTGGTAACGATAATCCAATTAAAATTGTAGATTTGGCTAATTTAATTATAAAAAAAATTGGAAAAGGTAAAATAAATTTTGTTGAAGATAGACCTTTTAATGATTATAGATATTTAGTTGATTGTAATAAATTAAAAAAATTAGGATGGCAATTAAAATTTGATAATTTTAATAATAATTTAGATATTATTATCAATCATATGAAATAATTTTAACAATATCTGTGTTATTAAATATTGTATTAAATTTATCAGTATTATAAATTATATTTTTTTTAAGATATAAATTTTCTTTATATTCTGAAAAATATACCTTAAAACTTTGCATATTAACAACAATAGTCTTTTCCTTCCATTCTAAATTATCTAAATTATTATTAAAAGATTCTGTTTTTATTTTATTAAAATAAAATGTATCTTGTTCATAATTATTTTTTACTATTTTTTTATTTTTATAAGTTATATTTTGTTTAATCCAATAAAATAAATCAGATTTTATCATTAATTTTCCTATATAATTAATAAAATCATTTTTTATTTTTACTTAAAAACAATTTTTAATATATAAATATAGGAATTAATTATGAGTGCTAAAATTGGTTTTATTAATTCTACTGATTATACTAAAGTTGTAAAAAAATTAAGAGCTTTTTTCGATGCTAAAGGGTTTGAAGAAGTACATACCCAAACACGTTTAAGTATTTTAGCAGCTTGTGAAGATCCTAAAACAATTTCTACATACAATTATGCTGGTCAAGTTTGGCCTTTACCACAAACTGGTCAAATGTGGTTAGAATATGAATTATTAAGTAATCCAAATGCAAATGGTTATTATTGCGTAAGTACTAGTTATAGAAATGAACCCAATCCTGTACCTGGTAGACACGATAAAGTTTTTCCTATGTTTGAATTTGAAATGAAAGGTGGTATGGAAGAAATGAAAAAAATGGAAGAAGAATTATTAGATCATTTAGGTTTCAATAAATTTTATTCTAGTGGTAGTTATCCAGAAGGTGATTATATGGATGTTGCGGAAAAATATGGTACTAAAGAACTTGAACACGAACACGAAGAAAAACTAAGACAAGATTATGGTCCTGTATTTTTCTTAAAACATTTCCCCAACTATAGTTCTCCATTCTGGAATATGAAGCAAGCGGAAGATAGCACAATTGAAGGTGGCCATGCTAAGAAAATTGATGTAATTATCAATGGAATTGAAACTATTGGCAGTGCTCAAAGATCTACTGATCCAGCTGAAATGAGAAAACAATTTTATACTATCAGCGATGGTGGTTATGCTAATATCTTATTTAGTAATTTTACAAAAGAAAGAGTAGAAAAAGAATTAGATGAATTTTTAAGCTTTAATTTCTTTGAAAGATCTGGTGGTGGTATTGGATTAACTAGATTAATTAAAGTTATGAAAGAATCTGATTTATTATAAATTATTTTTAATTATTGTTAAAATAAAAACAAATTATTGTTGCAATATAATTTTGAGATAATTCCTCTGTTTTATAAAAAATATATATTTTATTATTTTTTATATATGTTTTAAAATCTTCTGAATCATCTGTTCTATACCAATAATTATTAGTATTAGTTATCATTTGAATTTCATTATTACTATTTTTATGATATACTGATAATGAATCATTTATATGATTCCAACTACAAAATATTAACATATCTTCATAATTATTAAAAGGTGATTCAAAATTAGGAATATTTATTGTAAAATAATTATAATTATCAAATAAACTTATTTCACTTTTAATTATTTTTTCATATTTTTGCATATAAGGTACTGATAAAGTTATACCAATATTATTTACTTGTTGAAAATCAACTTTTACTTGATCAAAATTCTCTCTATTATTATCACCTAAATCATATCCTAATACAACATCTACTCCTTCGCTATTTGACATAAAATCAATAGGTTTTTTATTTTCTAAATCAAATATTTCTCCTGGATAAGTTTCTTGAACTCTAGTTCCATCTGCATTATCTTTATATTGAGGTACAGCATCTAATCCTTTTGCACCAGATGCACCTTTTTGACCTTTCAAACCTGCACTACTTGCTCCATTACCTGATATAACAACTTCTAAACCATTTTTTCCAGGATTACCATTAAATCCTGGAGGACCTTGTGGACCACGTGGTCCTTGACGTGATGCAATATCTTGGCCTTTTATTCCAGGTAATCCTTTTGCTCCAGTATTTCCTTGTACTCCAGGCAGACCTGCTTCAATAATACAAGTAGAAGCTGAAGTTGTACCAGGATCGCCTTTACAACTAGAACCACCACAAGAAGTTTCTTTTGAACAATCATCACAAGTACCATTAGCTCCTCTTGGACCATTTTCTCCTTTAGGTATTTTAATTGCAATTTTATTTTCTTGATATATATTTTTATCCATATAATGAGTTTTAAAATTATACATAAAATCTCCTAAATCATCAACATAATCAATTGATTCTGGAACTATAAAATTTTCTTTTTTGTATCTAATTGAATAAAACAATAATATTATTGTAATAATAATTATTAAAATTATTAAACTTAATAAAATTTGTTTCATTTTAATATTAATAAATATTATAATAATTTATACTTTGTTTGTAATAAAAACTATATAGTTATTATCTGGAGTATCTATATTATCTTTATAAGTTTTTGATACTAAATCGAAATATATAAAATTGTAATCACTTCGTGTTGGAATTTGTCCTATAAAACTGTTAATATTAGTACCAGTATCCATTTTTATATAAGGTGCGCTAGCAAATCCTGTAGTACTTTCATATATATGTTTTGGTAAATAACTATCTAATTCGTGAATGTATTTACAATTTTTTCCATTTATGCCATTTGCACCAGCAGCACCAGGTAAACCTGGACTACCCGGTTGACATTCACAGGGTGTTCCTGGTCCACCATGTGATATACCTGGTTGTCCTGGAATTCCATCTAAACCTCTTGGACCTGGCAATCCTGGTTCGCAAATACAATCATTTCCAGAAGGTCCCTTATCTCCACGCGGACCTTGAGGACCATCATCGCCTTTAACACCCTGTAAGCAAGTATCATATATATTTTCACCAGGTTCTCCTGGTGGTCCTTTTTCACATTGAGGAGTTCTACCATCGATGCCTGGATCACCTTTTACAACAGGAATATATATAACTATTGGATTTGGATTTTTACTAGCAGCTTTTGCATCGTTATATTTGATAATCCAATCTTCATTATTTTGTGGATATTTGCCAAGAACAAAATCTTGAGAGAGATCATATCCAGTATAATCATCTGGAAGCCCAGGAGGAGGTGTATCTTGATCTTGTCTAATAAATAGTATTGGCGGGAATACTTCAGGTTCTTGTTGAGCAGGGCAAGCTAGTTGTGCTACTGATGGTTCTGTAATATAACTTATTATATATGTCTTTTCATGAGTCGTTGGTAGTGTATCATCATAATTTGTTTTATCATTTATAAAATCTGATAATTTACCTGGATTTATTTTTATTTTTTGAATAATACTATGAAAATTTATTGCTGATTCTACTGTTCCTGCAGCAAACTTTTCTTTTTTCTTTGATTTAAAAATATAATATAAAACAATACTAAAATTTATTAACATAATTAATAATAAAAATAATAACATATAAATACTATATTTATTAATCATATGTTCTTTAATAAATATATATTTTTTTTTATTTGTTTTCGCATAATAAAAATCCAAATGGATTGTTGATTATATAATAAGGGTAATCTTCCAAATTTATTAATGTAATATTTTTGATTAAATGAACAATTAATTTAACATTATAATAATTATCATCATAATAGTAAACCTTTTTAGTATTATTTTTAAATTCAATAATAATTCTATCGGAATTGCTATTATTTCTATAATAAACTGCGGAAATATAATTATTATATAATACTAATTCATTAAAATCTATTTTTCTAATTAGTTTATTATCATATGTATTACTTGTATTAAAGTTATAATTAATAACATTTAAGTTATCTAAATAAGAAGAATAATCATTTATAGTATTAATATCAGCAAAGTCATCGTTTACAATATTTAAATTAGAGATTGAATCTAAATAGTTGTAATCATTATTATAATAATAATCATCATTATCATTGTTTGTATTTAAATTAATATTTAAATTAAAAATATAATTTGTATAATTAGAATTATCACTGTTATATGGTGTCATTCTTAATTTTAAATTATTTTTTCTAAAAGATAACATATTATAACTATGAAATGCATTAGTATATATAATAAATAAACAGAAAATTAACTTCTTAATAGTCATTTATATTATATAACGTAAATAATATTTATATAAATAAAAAAAGAAAATAAATTTAATTTAGTTGGAGTAAGCAAGACCACCCATACCAGATAATATACGTAATACGTTGTAATTTACAGCATATACGCTGATAATACCATCTACTTTGGAGGAAATTTGTAAATGAGCACTATCAATTCTGGACATATTTAAGGTTCCAGATGGTTGATGTTCTTCTGGTTTAAGTGCAAAGGAATATACATTGATGCCAGATGCGGTAGCAGATCCATTAACAACTGGTGTATTTTCGTGGTGTTGATATGGTTGTACAACAGAGAAATAAGTACCTTCTCTATCAGAAAAGCGATCATTGCCATTAAGTTGTAATTTAGCTTTTTGGCAAGGATTGTTGGAAGCAAATACACTTGCTTTCTGTTCAGCTGTGGCAGCAGCAGCTCCTGCAGCATTAACAATATTAGCCGAGGGAGACTCTACATATTCATTAAATGAATTATCTGTAAAGTTATTCCAATAAGGTACAGAACTAGCACCTTCAGCCCTATAAAGAGTTACAGTATCGGTAGATGCAACCTGATAAGGACTATCAGAAGTAGCTACAGCAAATGTTTCGGAATCTGGTCTGATTACCCAGATTAATTCTTTGCAGGGATGATTGAAATTTAATCTTACAGATCTTAAAGAATCAGCACTGGCGCTTTTACTTATTTTTTCAGAACCAGTAAATTGTAATTGTTCAATTAAATATTCATGAGATAATTGAGCAAATCTTCTACGTTCATCAGTATCTAAAAAGATGTAGTCTACCCATAATTGTGGTTGTACTAATTCAAGAGTACCAGTAAGTGTATCATTACCAGAAGGTTCATCTCCTCCCATTTCTTCAGCAGTAAAATTAGTAGCAGTTTTATCTATCATTTCAGAATGGCTAGCAAATTCGATATTTACTTTAACTTCGTGATATTGTAAAGCAATTAAAGGTAAAGCTAAACCTACATTTCTGCAGAACCAGAATTCTAATGGTACATAAATGTCTTTGCTATTAGCTTCGCCAGCAGTTAATTTTGTACCAGCATTACGTACATTACCACAAACCATATTTAAATAACCGTCTTTTTTACCCGCTGGCATTGATAATTCGTTCCAGATGTATAACCATTCAGAATAATGTTTATCAATTCTTTGACCACCAATTTCTAATTCTACATTTTTAAGTAATCTTAAACCAGCATATGGTACTAATGCAACAGGATTTGAATTAGCTTGTAAAGTTGCTTTGAAATATACACGATTAATTAAATCACCATTTCTGGTTATTAAAACACTTACACGAGAACCTAAAGAAGGATTGCCATTGAAACTTTGTTCTATAGATTCCATAGCAAAATTAGTGTGACGTCTGTAAACTACTTTGAAGAAAGTAATTTGAGGATTACCGGTTAAATAAACATCTTGAGCACCATAAGCGACTAATTGAAGAAGACCACCACCCATTAGTTATAATTATTCTTTTATACTATAATATAAGAAAAAAAAATTAAATAATAATTTAGTTGGAATAAGCAATGCCACCCATACCAGATAAAATACGCAATACGTTGTAATTAATAGCATATACATTTAAATTGTAATTAGCAGAAGTTACACTAGTTGCAGCAGTTAAATCTAATGAAGCAGAATCAATTCTAGACATATTTAAAGTACCCGAAGGTTGATGTTCTTCCGGTTTAAGAGCGAAAGAATATACGTTAATGCCAGTATTGTGTGGTATATTTTCGTGATGTTGATATGGTTGTACAACATTAAAATACATACCATCTCTTACGGAAAATCTGTCATTACCATTTAATACTAATTTAGCTTGAGCAATAGGATTCTTATTAGTACTTTGTGATTGACCAATTGCTAATTTAACACCTTCATAGTTTGTATAACCTGTTTCACCAGATTCTCCAGATGTGAAGTTAAACCAATCTGCCATAACAGGATCTACTTCTTTTGTTAAAAACCATACTAATTCTTTAACAGGGTGATTGAAATTTAATTTAGTTTTCATTCCAAAGGTTTCTTTACCAGTGAATTGTAATTGTTCAATTAAATATTCATGAGAAGATTGAGCGAATTTTCTTCTTTCATCAGTATCTAAATAGATATAATCTACCCATAAATTAGCTTCTAATTTACCATAGGTACTACCAGAGCTAACACATTTTCCTTGAGATTGGAAATTAATATTGATTTTTACTTCATGATATTGAAGGCCAATTAATGGTAAAGCTAGACCTATATTGCGGCAAAACCAGAATTCTAAAGGTACATACATAGTACCTAAATCACCGCCAGAACCACCGACACCTCCAACCATTTTGAAATAACCTTCTTTTTTGGATTCTGGTAAAGATAATTCATTCCAGATATACATCCATTCGGCATAATGTTTATCAATTTTTTGACCACCAATTTCAACTTCTACATTATCGATTACTCTTAAGCCATAATAAGGAACTGCATTTGCAACGTTTTGATTTTTTAATACTAAATATACACGGCTAATTAAATCACCATTTCTAGAAATAGTGCTAGTAACACGAGATCCATAATCTACGGAACCATTGAAAGTTTGTTGAATAGATTCAATAGCAAAATTAGTGTGACGTCTGTAAACTACTTTAAAGAAAGTAATTTGAGGATTACCAGTTAAATAAACATCTTGAGCACCATAAGCGACTAATTGAAGAAGACCACCACCCATTAGTTATAATTATTCTTTTATACTATAATATAAGAAAAAAAAATTAAAGAAATTTAGTTGGAGTAAGCTAAACCGCCCATACCGGACATTATACGTAATACGTTATAATTTACTGCAAAAACACTCATTTGATTAGCACTAGTTAATGTAGCAGTAGTTGCCAAAATTGCACTATCAATTCTAGACATATTTAATGTACCAGATGGTTGATGTTCTTCGGGTTTAATTGCAAAAGAGTATACGTTAATACCTCTTCCAGAAGGTACATTAGAGTGATGTTGATAAGGTTGTACAACATCAAAATATTTACCTTCTCTTTTAGCAAAACGATCATTACCATTTAATTTGAGATGAGCAGTATCAAATGGATTTCCATCACTACCATCGCTGAAATCATTCCATTTCCTATTAGCAGCATCGTTGTAAACCCAAACTAATTCTTTAACAGGATGATTGAAATTTAATCTTAATTGGGATTTATATTCTTCTTGTCCACTGAATTGTAATTGTTCAATTAAATATTCATGAGATAATTGTGCGAATTTTCTTCTTTCATCAGTATCTAAATAGATATAATCTACCCATACTTGGCAAGTTGGGAAAGAAGGTGTAGTAGTTGGTGCTGCCCATGTTGTACCTGCAAGAGTATAATTTGAGCAACATTCGGCAGCAGATGCAAATTCAATTTTAAGTTTAACTTCATGATATTGTAAAGCAATTAAAGGTAATGCTAATCCAATATTTCTGCAAAACCAGAATTCTAATGGTACATATAATTTAGTTTTATTAGAATCAGATACTTCAGCTAATTCTACGCCACTCGCACCAACCATTTTTTCATATCCGGCTTTTTTGCCAATTGGTAAAGATAATTCATTCCAGATATACATCCATTCGGAATAATGTTTATCAACTTGTTGGCCACCGATTTCTAAAGTTACATTTTTAAGTAATCTAAGACCTAAATAGTTATGCCATATTTGAAGATTTGTGCCAGCACCAGTCCAACCTAAACCAGCAACATCAAATTCAACATAAACTCTATTAATTAAATCACCATTTCTAGAAATAGTGCAATTAATTGTATTATTGAAGGAAGCATTTCCATTGAAAGTTTGTAATATAGATTCTACTGCAAAATTAGTATGACGTCTGTAAACTACTTTGAAAAAAGTAATTTGAGGATTACCAGTTAAATAAACATCTTGAGCACCATAAGCAACTAATTGAAGAAGACCACCACCCATTAATTAATTCTTTTTATACTAATAGATAAGAAAAAAAAAATAACACTTAAAAGAAATTTACGAATATTTTAATTAGAGTTATGTTTAAAGATAAAACATCAAAAAAAAGAATTAATAATACAAATGATAAATTAAAAGAAACTTGTACACTTGATACAATGCATCACAATATTATTGAATCATTTGAAAATAAATTAGACAAATATAACAAATATAAAATAGATTTAGTTAATTTAAACAATTCTAAAACAGATATAATTCAAAATATAAGTAATTTATCTTTAGACAAAAATAATTTAGAAACAGATAGATATAATGAATTATGGAACAGTAATATTGATATTAGTGAAAAAATATTAGATTTAAATATAAAAATAAAAGAAATCGAAAATTATAGCGAAATTGATTATTATAAAAATACTAGCGAAATATTGTTTAATTATTATGATATGATTGAAAAAGAAGCTACATATAATACTAAAACAAAAAAAACAGTATTAGATGCATTGAATAATAAAAATAATAGTAATCAAAATATCGCAAATACTGATAAAAGTTCATTAGTAGATGAGTATTTATCATTGACAAATAAACAATACATAAAAAAAATAAATAAAGAAGATATCGAAATATGCAAAGAATGTAATAGTAGTTTAACTTGTTTACAACACGAAGCTATAATGATTTGTGAGAATTGTGGTTATCAAGAATTACTACTTGTTGAACAAAATAGACCTATATTAAAACAAAATGCAAAAGATACATCTCATTTTAGTTATAAGCGTATTAATCATTTTAGAGAATGGTGTAATCAAGTACAAGGAAAAGAAAGCACGGATATTCCAGATGAAATTTTTGAGAAAATTTTAAATGAAATTAAAAAAGAAAAAATTAGCGATACAAAAACAATTACATATACAAAAATGAGAGAAATTTTGAAAAGATTGCGAATAAATAAATATTACGAACATATAAATTATATTTTAAACAGAATAAATGGAATACCTACACCTCAATTTTCACCGGAATTAGAAGATAGATTATGTATAATGTTCCGTGATATACAAGCACCGTTTTTAAAACATTGTCCAAAAGATAGAAAAAACTTTTTGTCTTATAGTTATGTTTTATATAAGTTTTTTCAAATATTAGGATTAAATGAATACCTTAAATATTTTCCATTATTAAAAAGTAGAGAAAAACTATATTTGCAAGATCAAATATGGAAAAAAATATGTGAAGAATTGGGTTATCCAATTATACCATCTTTATGACTTTTTTTTTTCTTTATTAACTAATTTACGTAAATTATTTTTTTTATTTTTTTTCATTTTATTAAAAATATTGATTATAAGTTTTTTATTTTTTGGAGAAATATAAGCCCCCCCTCCAAAATTACTTAATTTCACACAATTAGCACAATTAGTATCCGATGGTTGAGAAGTATTTGTACTACTTCCAAATACAGATGCTGTCAATAAACTTGAATTATCCCAGGTTTTAGATGAATCAGCGTTGCATAATCCATTATTTTCATTAAAAAATCCACCATTCAATTTACATGAACTATATTCACTAAATCCACCTTTTAGTTTCATTAATCTTCTAAAATATATAAACAATAAAAAAATAAATTAATATAAAATGTATAAATTTTGTGATTTAGTAAGTTTATATAATAATATTAATAATAAAAATTCTGATTATTTTAAAAATAAATATATATTAAACAATGAGGAAATAAATAATGATCGTATTATCATTTATCATATTTACAATAAAATGAATATTACAGAATCTAGAAATAATTTTATATATATATTTACTCCTTTAGCATTTATAGTTACAATTATATTAGGATTTAAACAATTTATTTATATGATTTATTAATAATATGAATAATAATAATATAGCATATGAGCAAACAAGTTTAAGTGATTATATTACACTTGATTTTAAAGATTCAGTTATAATTGGTGAAAATTCTGGAAATTTGATTAAAATATCAGCAAATTTAGATGAAAATTTTAATGTATTAATAGGAAAAAATGTTTCATCTGATTCAGTAAATATATCAAAAAATGTTCTTATCGGATATGATAATAGTAAAAATTTAAAAAGATCAACTAGTAATATAATATTAGGAAATAATTATGATTATGAGTTTGAAAATATAAATAACAATGCAATAATTGGCAATAATAATATAATTAATAATAATTTATATTATAATACAATACTTGGAAATAATAATATAATAAATGCTAATTATTCAATAATATTGGGCAATGATAATAATATTGAAAATAATAATAAAAATAATATATTAATTGGAAATAATTTAAACAATACTAATTTTAATTTGAATATAGATGATATAATATTAAATGATGATAACAATATCTATATAGGTTATGATAGTAATTTAAAAGTATTTATAGGATTTGATAATTTAACCGATATACAAAATTTATTATCTCAAAATAGTGATTTATTACATAATCTTTATATTAAAGATGGATTAATAACAAATTATATATCAGTAAATAATAATGATACGAAAATAACAATTGAATGTCCAGGTGATTTAACAGAAAATATATCTTATATTTTGCCAAATCCAAATAATTTAGATTTAGCAGATAAAAAATATTTCTTAAGTTTTACAAAACAAAATAATAAATATTACTTAAATTGGAATGAAAATTCTAGTGCGGATAATTTAAATTTAGATAATATTCAAAATGGCACAATTAATAAATTTATAAGTAATAATACTTTTAATAATGATTTAATAATAAACGGAATATTAACTGTTAAAAAAATTAATATTGTTGGAGAATCTTCTTATGTTACCCGAGAAGAATTAAGTGATTTTAAATTATTACAAGGACCACAGGGTCCGCGTGGATTTAAAGGAGATATTGGAGCACAGGGTCCACAAGGAATACCTGGTAATGATGGTATAAATGGCAAGGGTTTTAATGGTGGTACTTATAATCAAAATACTGGAGTTGTATCTTTTTTAAGTGATGATGGTATAGGATTTAATACAACAGACATAAGAGGGAAATCAGGTAATGGTTGGACAAGTATTACATATGAAAAAACAACTGGCAAATTAACTTTTAAAGGAACTGTTTCAGAATTAGATTATGTATCAAATGATATTAGAGGAACTAAAGGAGATAAAGGCGATAAAGGCGATAAAGGAGATAAGGGTGAAACAGGACCTGTAGGTACAACTGATTATGAAGAATTACTTAATACACCTACTTATCTATTTGCGCCAGCTATATGGAAATATAGGTTAAAAACCGTTTCAAATGTAAATAATGTTTGGGGTGAAAATAATTATCCTTGGATATTTGGAACAGGTTCCTTGCTTTTATTAAATTTAAATAATCCTGTTGAAATTGATACAGAACAACAACTCAAAATATTAATAGCAGGTTATTATCAAATTCATATTAATTTTCGTTTTAGAAATAATCAAGGTAATAATGATATACGCGCATCTATAGAAAACTGGTTAGAGATAAATGGTGCTCAATCTATTGATAGAGTTGCTACATCTTATATGAGAAATACTAATGATGAAGAATGTGCGTGTACCAATTCAGCGACATTTGTAGAACATTTTAATGTAAATGATATAGTAAGAATAGGATTCCAAAAAATTGGTAGCTCTTCTCTAGAATGTGAATTGCACGGAGATAATAGTACTATTACCTTTCATAGAATAGCATAATAAATATAACATTTAATCAAAACTAATTATACAATTTCCTTTATTAATCTGTTGATAGAATATTAGTTTATTATATTTTTTTTTTGAATATGAATTATTTTTTATCATACTATTATAAATTTCATCGTAATTTTGAATAGCATAATTAATTATATTATTATTAAATGCCCATCTAAAAAAATTTAGTTGTCCAACTGTTGTTTCAATAACATCATTACCATCTATATAAAAACTAATGCGTTGGTGTCTTCTAAAAGTATCAAAATATAATTTATTATAGGATTTTAATTGTGCCCGATAATCAAAATACAGATTAATCCTTTTATATTTATTATTTTTTTCATCAGGTAATTCAGAATAAATTTTTTCATCATCTTTATTATTATTAATCCAATAATATATATTATTGATTCTTGAATAATGTGTCACTAGCCAATCAATTAAACGTAAAGATAACTTATTATTTCCATTAATAATATCTTTTAATAATGTTTTATATTTATAATTATTTTTATAAAAATTATTTAAAGAACATAAAAGTAATTCCTGACAATTATCTTCCATTATTAATATTTTTAATATTCATTTCTTTAAGTAAAATAATTAAATAATTTAGAAAGAAAAAAAAGTTAATAGTTTAATTATTCTCCATCAGGAACAGATCCGATGTCTAATAATCCTTGAACTCTATTATCTGGTTCAATTGTACTAATACCCCAGGGACTTACTGGTATTTGAGGGTTAGGTGGTTCATAACGTAATTGTCTATTAGCATTTCTTAAAGATTGACCAACAGTATTTATTCCTATGTGATAACCAGCAGTTAAAAAGTTTTGATCTTGTATATCTCCGGATCCAGCGGGATTAACTTTTGCCCATTTAGAATTAGCACCTTGTGGCAATAGATCATTTGCCGATAATCTGTCTCTGGGATAACAGTTAGATTGTGGTAAATCACTGTTAGGATTAAATACAGGTTCGGAGTTTTGGGGTACTTGAGGAACTTGCGAAGAAACTACTTCGGGTTTTTTTATCATTTCAGGGAAAGAATTACCTGTTGGATCAGATGGAAAAACTTTAGAATCTTCAAAGAATTGAGATCCAGCACCTATTTGATTTTCTGCCGAGAAATTGGTTTCTTGTGCATTTTCAGCAACAGATCTAGCTTTATTAACATAAGCAGAATCTCTATTTGCACCATCTACTGGATTACCTAAAAATGTTTCTACATTATCCATTTGACATTTAGAACTATATGTTATTAATAATAATAAAATAAGTAATAAGAATAGGGCTATAGAAAAAGATATAACTATAGTATTATTTGAAGCCATCACCAATTATTTATTGTCTATCTATTATCATTAATAGATAAAATAATTTTCTAAAAACTAATTATATTTTTAATATTATTTTTTAATATCGATATTTTATTTTCCCAAATATTATCTTTATTTTTACACATATTTATTTCATTCATTAAATTTTTATTAATATTAATAAATGTTTCAATATTATTCTTTCTTTTATTATATCCTTCTAATTCTTCGTTTAATATTATAATTGTTTCATTTAAAGTTGTATTCCATTCGTCGTTTAATTCTTTAATTGATACTTGTAAATTATCACTATCTTCTTGATCTATAATTTCTATTTCTTTTATAGACCATTTGTTTTGTATTTTATCTTTATAAATATACATTCCAATTAATTCAACTTTTATTGAAAATAAACAATCTTTTTTTAACAATATTTTCTGTAAATTTACATCTAATTCATTAATAGTATTATTATTATATTTAATAATACTTGTTGATGATAAAACTACATCTAATATTTTGTTCTGCGAACATATGGATGATTTAAAAAATGTATTTAATTCTTCTTCCGATAATTCATTATCAAACCATTTTTTATTTTTATTAATAATATTATTTAAAGCAATATTATCAATATCATTAAAAAAACTAAAATAGTCATTTTTATCAATATTTACAGATAGTTTAAGAGCATTACTACTTGATGTAATTCTATAATAATTTTTTATTTTTACATCATATAAATCATAATTAATTTTATTTTTAGTTTCTGAAATATATGATTTCTTTTTAAATTTAGGTTTCATAAAATGTATATCGTTCATTTTTAAATTTATATATTCTGATATTAAATAAGATATACCTTGAAATAATTATGACGCAAAAAGATTATATTTATAATCAAGAAAACAATTGTGATAACGACACCGATTCAGATAATGATGAAAATAATTATAATGATTTTTTTATATTTATTTTATCTTATATAAAAGACGAACTATCAAAACCTAATATTAAAGTAGAAATTATAAAACCTTTATTAATACATTTATTATATTATATAATACCATTTGTTATCTTATTTGTTTTAATTAATTTTATTACAACTATAATTGCTGTATTTTTAGTTTTTCATTTTAAGAAATAATCCATATCATAATTATTTTCATTATTTTTGATTATAGATAATGAATATAATTTTTTATATTCCATTCTTCCGTAATTTTTAACAATAAACCAACCTCTTTTATATGTATCTATTATAGTTTCATATGGTTCTTTTTCAATTTTATATAATTTATTGTTATAATTAATAATAATTATATTATTTTTAATCATAGTTTGATATTATCAAATACTCAAAAATTTATATCATTTTTTATGTGCGATATATTTACCTTTTTTTAAAGATATTCTATTTATAAATATATTATGTCAGAATTAGAAATTAAAAATCTTAATGAACTTTTAAATTTTGATGATACGAAAAAAAAATATATTATTAATAAATTGCTAGATTCTCATAATGATATTTTTATTGATAATGAAAATAAGATTGATATATCAGATGACGTTTATAAAGATACAGGAATTGATAAATGGATTAGTAAATTACCCGAATTAAATGGAAGTAAAGAACTTATAAATAAACTTATCCATAATCCTATATCTAATTTAAATAAATTAATTGACAGACAACAATCTATTTTAACGGATTATGATGTTATATCTTTTAAAATTTTAAAAGATTATGAGGATGATATATTATGGATATATAAATTGAATGATGAAATATCAAGTGATAATGCTATTAATATTTTATTCCCTTCGTCATTTTTGTTATCATTTATAAATTTATATCAACCTATTTTAGATTCTTATCATTTATATAAAATATTTTTTATTCCTTTAACTTCACTTATATATCCTTTAACTTCTATACTTGCTCCTTACTTTTATATAAAAAAATATGTAAGTAATATTTCAATAACTTATTACTTTTCATTAATTAAAAATTTTATTATTTTATTTTTTAAAAATACCGGGAACTTTAAATTGAATTTATTTAAAAGTATTTTCTTTTTTATCTATCTATTTCTTTATTTATATAATATATATCAAACTTTTGAATTTTCAGCATTACTATATAAAACAAAAGATAATTTACACAAAAAAATGCAAGGATTAATCAATTTTGTAAACGAATCAAATCATATAATAAATGAATTTGATAATACTAATAATATTTTAAAACCTTTTATTAAAAATTCTTATAAACCATCTGATATTTCTTTATATAATACAATGACTAATATTTATTCCGTATGGAAAGATAATAATATTAAAAATAATATTAGCAAGTTATTATTAACAATATACACATATGATATAATTAATGCAATTAGTAAATTAAAAGATGAATTTAACTATTCATTGCCGGTTTATGATACTAGTTTATCAACTAAAATATGGAATATGAAAAATCCAATTTTATCAGATACGCAAATATCAAATCCAATATCTCTAGAAAAAAATATAATTATTACTGGGCCAAATGCTGCAGGTAAAACTACTTATGTTAAATCTATACTATCAAATATAATATTAGCACAAACTTTTGGTATTGTTTATGGTTCAAATGCAATTATAAATCCATATGATTCTATTTATTCTTTTATGAGAATATCAGATGAGTTGGGAACTAAATCATATTTTGAAGCAGAAGCAGAATATTGTTTAAATATGATTAAAAAGGCAAATAAACTATCAAACCAAAATAAAAATGCGCTATTTTTAATGGATGAACCAATGCATTCAACACCACCAACAGAAGGATTAGCAACAGCATATGCTGTAATTGAAAATATTGGATTAAATAAAAATATAAATTTAATTATTACAACACATTTTTACAAATTAACTTCTCTCGAAGAAACATACCCTGATAATTTCATTAATTTACATGTTGAAGCAATAGAAAAAGATGATAAATTTTTCTTTCCATATAAAATTAAAAAAGGTAGTTCTTATCAATGTATTGCAATAGAATTATTATCTAAAAAAGATTTCCCTATATCAGTTATTGATAGTGCGATAAATATTAAAAAAAAAATTTACAAAGATATTATTAGTATATAAAATAACTTTATGTTTAATTTTAAAATAACAAATATTTATTACTATTTATTCGCTTTTTTTGGCCTTGTAAGTATACTTATACTTTTATATTTTTGGAGAAAAATAGTTTCATTAAGTGCAACAAATATAATTTTAGAAAAAAAATATAAAGAACTTAAAAAACAAACTACAAAAAACTTTGATAATGTTAATAAAGATGATTTTATAAAAGATAATAATGAAATGGATCAAATTTTTAATAATATTGATCTAAATACAATGGATAATATAGCTTTTAGTATTAATTCTGAAATTCCAATTGCTGTTCAAACTTTTACAACAAATATTGAAAAAGAAGATTTATCTGCAAATACAGAGATTGATATAGTGGATAAAATAATATCTGATACTTTAGATGATGAACCTAAAGAAACTGTTGAAAAAATAAATAAATCTATTTTACCCGAAGATAAAATTGTATCAGATATTATTGAAGTTGAAGATGTTACAGATATTATAGAGAATGTAGATTCTACAGATTCTATATCAGTTGTATCTGAAAATACATATAGTAAATCAAAATTAAGTAAATTAAATGTTGAAAAATTAAAAGAAATATGTATTAGAAATGGTGGTTCGGACGAAGGTACTAAAAATGTGTTAATTGACAGAATTTTATCTGGGTCATATAAATAAAAAATATTCTTAATTATCTATTAGATAGAGGAATATATAAATGGCTGATATATCTAATCCTGATACTTATAAAGACAGTTTTCCGTCAAAAAAACAATTTTCTTGTTGTCCATTAAGAATGTCTGATGGACGTTCTATAACTGATTATCGTCCCAGATGTATTGTAAATTATGAATTAATCGAACATATATCTGAAAAAAATCTTGTTCGTAGCAGTTATGAAACAAGAATGTATTTACAATCAAATGCCGATACAATAATGGAAAATGATATTAAAAAGGCGAAAGATAAATTAGTATCTTTCCCTGGCAATTGTAAAGCAACTGAAAATGTTGATAACGGAACTTTATTACCTGCTAAATACTTAGTATCTTGTGATGCTGTATCATGTCATAGAAAGGAATTTGATAAAAGTGGATTAGGTGATGATAGATCTGGCGATACTTCTTTAATTTTGGAAAATAATTTTGAATAATTTTTTTTTATTTATATATATTAATAATATAGAATATAACATAAATGAAATTCAATAATAAATATGTTTCAGGCGATATAACAATTAAAGATAACAAAGTTTCTATAAAAGGTACATCTAAAAATGCATCAAATAAAATTACAATTGTTGCAGCTAATCCACCAGACAAATTAGGAAATTATAGTGGTACAAATTTACCATTTCCAAGTGTTGATATTGCATTTGAAAATACTAAAAACATTCATAAAATAAATGGCAGTAGTTTTAATGTAGAATTTGATTATCCAAATAGTTATTATAATTTTGCTAATTGTGGTGATAAGGTTTTACCAGCGATTTACTTTATAGATAACGCTAATAATGAAAATGCAATGGTAGAATTACCAGATAATTGCAATCTAAAAACATTAGTTAATAGAAATAAATATCACGATCCATCTTTTTATGATAGTAAAAATCATGTTTTACCCGTTGCAACTGCAGAAAAATCTATGTATAATTATGCTAATTATAAAATAGTAAATAATAAAGCTTAAAAATAAATTTTTATCTATGTCCGGGCATACGTAAATATCCTGGATAATTTGAAGGATATTTAGTAGTAACTTTAATTAATCTAGAATCTAAAAGATATTCAGGTATAACACATCTACCATTTAAGCACATACCATCTCTTATCTTATTTCCATAAATGCAAGGTACTGGATCTCCATTTTTTTTACATTTTGAACTAGATTCTATCAATCCTGGTATAAATTTTGTACCAAGTCTTATAACTTCTGGTTTTCTCGAAGATCTTCTGGAAGATCGTCTAGAGGATCTTCTGGAAGCACTGTTTGAAGTTCTACTTAATACAGGACTTGGACTTGGAGATCTAGGCATTGGTGGTATTTTTCTTTGCCTTATTTCTCTTTTAAGAGGTAAAGGTGGTGCTAAACGAGTAGTATCAACAATGCGTTGAGGACCTATTAATCCAAATCTATTAAAAAATCTTCTAGATCCTCCAGTTTTTTTTGTTTTTAATTTTGTATATTTAACAACATTCATCATCTTGCCTTTATATTTTAAATATTCTTTTTTACTTCCACTTTTTTTATAAATTTTTCTTTTTTTACCATTTATAAATTTATTTTTAAAAAACTTATATTCTTTCATATTCTCTATTAAATATAAAATATAAAAATTGATATCTTACATATAATAAAACCCATATGACTAAAAATTTAATTATTGTTGAAAGTTATACAAAAACTAAAACAATATCTAAATACCTTAATAATAATAATAATAAATTTAGTGTTACATTTTCTCAAGGACATTTTTGTGATTTACCGAAAAATGATCTAGGGATTAATACTGATAATTGGAATGGAACATATATTATAACAAAGGATAATATTCTTAAAAATATTAGAAAATATGTAAAAGATGCTGATAATATATATATCGCATCTGATCCTGATACAGAAGGTGAAGCGATTGCTTATCATATTAAAACAAATATTAATGATTTAATTAAAAAGAAAAATTGTTATAGAATTAAATTTAATGAAATTACAAAAAATGCTATATTAGATTCTATAAATAATCCACTTGAAATTGATATGAATTTAGTTAAAGCACAAGAAACAAGAAGATTTTTAGATAGAATAGTCGGTTTTAAATTATCTCCCCTATTATGGAATAAATTTAATGATAAATTTTTAAGTGTTGGAAGAGTTCAAAGTGTTGCACTATTATTATGTATTGAACAATTAAATTTAATTAATAATCATCAAATTGATAAATATTATGATTTAAAAGGTGAATTTGATTGTAATTCAGAATTAATAGACTGTAATAGTATTAAAATTACAGAAGAAAATAAATTAGAATTGATATTAGAAGAACTAGATAAAAAAACAAACATTTTCAATTTGGATTTAAATGAATCTATAAAAGATGAATATCCATTACCACCTTATTGCACAACTACTTTACAACAAGATTCGTATAATAATTTTAAATTTAGTTCAAAAAAAACAATGGAATTAGCACAATTATTATATGAAAAAGGATTTATTACATATATGAGAACAGATTCTGTTAATATTTCTAAAGATTTTAAATTTAAATTGAAAAATTATATTACAAAAACATATGGCGAAGATTACTCTTTTATTAGAAATTTTAAAAACAAAATTGCAAATTCACAAGAGGCTCACGAAGCCATTAGAATTACAAATCCAGATATTGAAAATATTACATTAGATGATGATATTAAAGAATATCATTCAAAATTATATAATATGATATGGAAAAGAACAATTGCTTGCCAAATGAAGGAAGCAAAATATAAAAATTTAGAATTAATAATAAAATGTCAAAATAATGCGAAATGTTCTGAATATATATTTAAAACTAATAAATCATTTTTAATAGATAAAGGTTATCTAATTATTTATAATAAAGAATTAGAAGATTATAAACTATTTTTAAACAAAATTAAAAACTGTAAAAATATAAATCCAATATCATTTTCATTAATTGGTAATATTAATCAGCCTAAATCGTTATATAATGAAATTACTTTGATAAAAAAATTAGAAAAAGAAGGTATCGGAAGACCATCTACATACGCATCTATTATTGATAAATTATTTCAAAGAAAATATGTTTCTAAAGGTAAAAATCCTTCACATAAAATTAAAATAAATAATTTAGTTAAAAAATGCAGCAAAAATATTAAAATTGTTTCCAATGAAATTAAAACAGGTGGTAAAAACACTGATTTATTAGTACCAACTGAGTTAGGTATTAAATCTATTGAATATCTAAAAACTGTTATACCATTTATTTTAAATATAAATTTTACAATGGAAATGGAAAATGCATTAGATAAAATATCAGAAGGTGAAATAACTAAGGAAAATATATTACAACAATTTTATAATAAAATATTACCAATAATAACGCAAATAAATTCTAATAATATAAACATTATTAAAAATGAAGGTATAATTAAAACAAAATATGGTTATTGTTATTATCATAAAAAAGAAAATAGATATACAAATATTGAATCATATTTGTCCTGGAAAAAGAAAGATGTTGATAAGTTGGAAAAAAAAGAGATTGAATTTTTAGCATCCTTACCTCTAAAATTAAAAGATAATAAAGTATTACATATAGGAAAATATGGTTTATATTTAAAAGAAAATGATAAAAATCTAAAACTTGATAAAAAGGAATGGGATAAATTTATTTAATTTATCCCTATAAAATTAAAATTTTTAGTAGTATTTATTATAACTTCATCCTGATTATATAATTGCTTATATGCTTTGCCAATTTCAATTAATTTATCCATTATTTGAGGATCTTCTGGATGAATTATAGTCAAAGTATATGTTAATTCTTTTTTACTATTCCAATAACCAATATTTGATGATATTGTAAATGAATTTATTTTATCAACAATATGTTTATTTACAAACCATCTCCAATTAGTTTTTGATACTCTACTTATAATACCATTTTTTTCAATATTTGTTCCAAAATAACATATTGTAGTATATATATTTTGAGACATTAATTATAATTCTTTTATATTATTATATATAAATAATTTATATGATTAAGTATTTATTATACCGATATTTTTAAATGTTTTTTATATCTATCAAGTAAATTATAATAATTTTTTAAATTTTCATTATTTATATCTACTAATTTTTTTGTACTATTTATTAACTTATCGTTTTGTTCATTTAAATCATTATTTTTGTTAATAACATTAATATTATTTTCCATTAAATCTAAATTTTCTTTTTTTATTTTAATATTTTCATTAATTAAAATATGAATACATTCATTTAGTTTTTCTATTTCTTTTTCATAAAAAATATTATTCTTATATGCATTAATATATTGTATTAAATTATTTTTATAAATTACTTGTAATTCATTTAAATCAAAACTTTCTATTTCTTTCTCATTGTTTGTTCTACAATTAGGACATTTAAATTTAATTTTTATATTATTTTCTGAGTAAATAGTTCTTCTGGATTCTAATTTATTACAACAATCTAAACATATTACTTCAATACAATTATTACATTTCAAATTTTGACAAAACTTATTATTATAACAAATATAACAAATATTGCTCATATTAATACTTATAAATATAAAAAATTGATATTTAATTAAAATAATAATAATAATAATATGGATTCGCAATATCTAATATTAGAAAAAAATTATTTAATCATAATTGATAGATATAATAAATTTAATGGAAAATATTTAACATTTTATGATTGTTATAAATATCATATTATTTTAATTGAAAAAATTTTAAAGGATTTTAATAATACAACTAAAAATTATAAAAATAAATATGGTAGACAGTTAGGAAAAGTTAAAAAACAACAAAATTTTACAAAAAAAATAGAATATATGAAAACTAACTTAAATAATATATTACCTAATTATTTTTAATATCTTTATCACTCATATAATTTATAAAATCATTTCTTTGTTTAACTGAAAATTTAGCTATATATCTTTTTACCCAGTACATACCACCTTCATATCTTATCATTAAATTGTTATTTTTATTAACCATATTTTTCAATATTTTAAATTTTTCTTCAATTTCTTTGTTATCATTTATACACATTAATAATATACACCATAATATAAACCAATCTGAGTATAATTCTAAATTATTTTTTATATATTTAATTGTATTTGTATAACTAATTATATCATCTAATAAATTTTTTGGTTGCGTATATATAATTTTTTTATAGATATTATCTAATAAGCAATCAGGAAGATTATCCCAGATAATTTTTTTTTCCATATGCATATTTGTAATTAAAAATATCAATTTATTAATCAATTTTTTAATAATTTGGTATAATAACATATTTTTTGTCCAAATTTGTACAGAAAAATCTTGTTTTAGAAAAAAATTGATTATTTGTTTTAAGTTTACTATCACCAACAACCACTGACAAGCAACAAGCAGACAATCAACAACAACTAACTAGACCAACAATGACCACTACTCAGCAGATCGTCAACCAGTTCACCACCAACGTGGACACTGAGAAGGAGTACACTCGCGCCGAGCTTGGTAAGATTCTTACTCAGGTTTATCACGAGATAACTTCTGACAAGAAGGTGAAGACTGAGAAGAAGGTGAAAAAGCCGAAGAAGGAGAAGTCAGATGACGAGGAACCCAAGAAAAAGCGTGAACCGACTGCCTACAACCTCTTTGTGAAGGAGCAAATGCCTCTAATCAAGGAGGAGTTCCCTGAACT